TAGTACGTGGTGTAATGCCGGCTTTAAAAGCTTCTTTTGATAAATTCTTAAATATATCAGACAAGTGTATTTCCTATTTAATTATAATTCTATTTATAACACTATTATGTCAAAACTTTACGTTTTTTCTTTTTAATCAAACGCTTCTTAGGAAACGGTTTCAATCCTTTTGTTGACTTAGGCATAATACCCATGTTCGTCAGTTCACGTTCAGTCCATATCCAAAAGACCCATTTCCTGTCGGCACAAAAGTTCTCAGCGGCCTTCCACTTATTAACATTTTTAATATAAGCAAATGATTCGTTCATGTATCTTTTAGTTTTTCTACCAGGAAAGGCCGGTGTTTTGGTCTGCACATAAGGCTTTATTTCAACCATAGCAACCTTACCCGACTTAAATTTGATCTTTAAGTCAGGATAGTAACGATGATACTTATTATCGAGGTCATAGAAGTAAGGTACTACTATCTCTTCACTTGACCAAGAAACTATTTCATCATTATTTTCACACCATTTGAAGGCGTATTTTTCCCACATGCTTCGATATACTACTTTTGTGTGATCGCCATCGTATTTGTGTGGATATTTAATCACATACGTACCGGAATAAGCCATGCATTTCCTTATAAATAGTTTATAAATAGATCTATAGAACTATATATTATAATAATAAGGACTAACACAATGCCAACAGATCCCGCAAGTTTAGCGATTAATGCAGAAGAAATGACGGTAGATGCTGTGCAAAGAGCGCCTTTACTAAGATATCCATTACAGAGGCAAGATGATTACGGCGCGGCGATAAAGTTTCAAGTGAAAAGAATCAGTGATGTTGATACGTCTGCGTCTTCATCCGCAACTGCAGAAGATCGATCATCAAACTTAGTTCCAGGCTCTGGTGAAGTAAAAGCTGGTGGCGATGGTTTTGATTATACATATAGCGGCACTTTGGTCGATACGGCTCTTCAAGGCAAGCCAGCAGAAGAAACTACAAAACGTATACCTTTTTCAAATCCAGTTAGAGGAAGAATACCCGACGATGATAAAATTGCTGAACTGTTTCTTCCAGCTGGATTATCATATAATGATGGAGTAAGCTATGACAATATTAATATTTCTGGTTCAACAGAATTAATAGCAGGATTTGTTGCAGGCGGCGGAGATGTAAAGGAGGCTTTGGCTGGAGGCATGGATTTTTTAAACCGATTGAAAAATCAAGAAACCCGCACAGAAGCCGGTAAATTACTTATGTCAAAAGCAACAAGCGCGATTAGTGAAGATATCGGAGGCGCGTTATCAGGAAATTTAAGAGTAAAAGCAAATCCTAATAGTCGTATGTTATTTGGTTCTGTTCCTATAAGATCATTTGAATTTGGATTTACTTTTTTGCCGGCCAGTTTAACAGAAGCTGAAACTATAATTAATATAATCAAAATGTTTAGAGAAGAACTTTACCCAGAAGGAATAGCTGAATACGCCGGTAGATTTCATGGATATAATTATCCTGATGTATTTGATATTCAATTTCTGTATAAAGGTAAAGAAATGACAGATGCTCCAAAACTTTTAGATTGTTATTTGCAAGGTGTTCAAACTAATTATAATCCAAATCAAATGGCATTTTTTAAAGATGGTAAATTTAGTGAGATTACAATGGCTCTTAGCTTTGTAGAAGAACGAGCTCTCTTTAGACAAGACGTTCAGAAAGGATTTTAGTATGAGTTCTTATTTTCAAAACTTTGAACAAGTTAATTATAAATTTGGTGATGAAGCGTCATTAACCAGAATACAAAATTTAACTCAATCAGTAAGAATTGCTGATATAATTAAAGACGACATTTCGTTCTATAATAATTACACAATACTTGATGGCGATCGTGCTGACATATTATCTCATAAATTTTATAAAAATTCTAAATATCATTACACATTTTATCTTATGAATTCTAAGCTATTAGAATCTGGTTGGCCATTACGGGCTGACGAAGTAACTGATTTAGTTAATGATGCACATCCCAATACAGTTGTCGGTACCGCTGATATTATAACTGGAAAGTTTAATGTAGGTCAAACAGTTACTGGTCAATCTTCGGGTGTAACCGGAACAATAATAAATAAAAGATATGATTTTGGTCAAATAATTATTGAAGGAACTAAAGCGTTTCGTGCTAATGAAGTACTTTCATCTGATACTGCTGAAACTATTACGTTATGTGAAGTAACTACTGAAGCGAATGCTACTCATCATTATATTAATGGTGACGGAGATTACGTTGATGTAGATCCACACACTCTTGATAGTGATGGAACACGTACGGTCCCAGCATTGTTTACTCCTATTACGTATTTAAATCAATACAATAATGAAAACGATCTTCTGAAATCTATACGTGTATTGAAAAAAACACAAGTGGCTCAAGTACATTCAGAATTTATGAGACTTTTGAAAGAATAATATATGTCTGAAAAGAAACTTAAAAGCGCATATGATTACGAGTTAAAAGAAGTTGTAATGACTGCTGATCGTTTAGATGAAGATGTTGATATTACAAACTTAGTAGCTCAACTTGATATATTCGAAAACATTAATAGGCCATTTTTGACAGGTAACTTAGTTATTGTAGATAATATTGGCCTTATGTCAAGTGTTAACTTTATTGGAACGGAAAAGATTAATGTTAAATTAGGCCTTTCTGTTAGTCAAGAAGAAGAACCTGTTATTATTAATAAAAATTTTATAATGACAACAATTAAAAATTCTGCAAAAGAGAATGATAAAGGTGATACTTTTTCTATAGAATTAATTGAAGATTCTGGTTACCGTAATTATTTAGAAAATGTCAATAGACCTTATTCGGGTACTGGATCTGAAATTATTGCTAAATGTTTATATGAATTTCTTGGTAAGAAAATTAAAATAATTAATAACAACGAAAGTAGTATAAAACCATTTAAAATAATTATTCCTAATTACAATCCATTTGACGTTGTCGCTTGGGTAAAGAGTCTTATGGTAAAAGAATTTGGATTTCCTTATTATTTTTATTCTGTTATTCACACAGACGATATTATACAAAATGATTTGTTAACAATGCTTGGAAAAAAGGTTGTTAATGAAAAACTTCCGTATCTCTATTCTCCTGCTTTTGCAGAAGGCGGTAATATGTCTATACAAGAACAAGCATCCGTTATAGACAACATAACTTTTAATACAAATCTAAACACATTAAAGAAAGTAAGAGAAGGTAACGTAGGTTCGTCGACTCAACAAGTTGATTTGATTAAAAATAGTTCTTCACGAGAAATATTACACTTCGATGTTTATAAAATGTTTAAAGATATCAAAACAGCAGGTGCAATTAAATCAACTCAATCGCATTTACCTTATGATAGTAAAAATAAAATAAATGATAAAAAATTACATGATTATGATTCACGTCGTATATCTGAACTTCAAATAAGTTATATTTATGGTAAGAATATAGCAAACACTACTGACGTAGTTCCTATTGACCAACAATTAAAAGCCAAAGCTATTAAATCGTGGTTACAAGAAAACAAAGTTACTATAAATGTGCCCGGTAGAAACTTTTTAGAAACAAGTATTAGTGATCCTACAACGTTAGGTGATATTATTGCAATAAACGTATTTGATTCTAAGAACGTTGAAATTGGTGGAGAACCTGAATATAACAAAAAACAATCTGGAGAATATATTATTCAGGCGTTACGTCATATGTTTGTTCTTGATAAATATTCAGTAGTTGCCGAATGTGTAAAGTTAACTGACATAGAAAATGCGAATGAGAAATTAAAATGAATGGTTTTTATGGAGACAATACTCGATGGTTTATCGGAAGTGTTATTAATAATAACGACAATGAATTTAAACTTGGAAGAGTGCAAGTGAGAATATACGGCATTCACGACAATCTTGAAATGATAACAAATAAAGATTTACCTTGGGCTCAGGTCATGGCGCCAAGCACTGAAGACGGAACATCCGGTCTTGGTTTTAAACCAAATCTAAAGAATGGCGCTCAAGTATTTGGCCTATTTCTTGACGGTGCAAAATCTCAAGCTCCACTTATACTCGGTTCATTACCAAAGATTGAAATACCTATTACTGATAAAATCAATAAAGCAATCGAGGATTCAAAGGTTAATGACACTAAAATTAAATTTAACGAAAACCCGATTGAAACTATAACAAATCAGCCAAATATTAACGAAGTTCAAGGCGTAACAAACGCTGAAAAATCATTTAATTTCTTTATGGCAAATGGTTTTACCGCCGAACAATCGGCCGGTATGGTAGGTAACTTATGCGTAGAATCAACTTCTGAAATGAGTCCTGAAGGAAAAGGTATTGCACAATGGAGTCAATTCCGAAAGCGTTTATTAACTTCATTTGCCACTGAAAGAAATTTAGAAGTAACAAAACTAGAAACTCAATTGCAATATATAGTATATGATCTAAATAAAAATCCGTCATTTGGTTTATCACAATTAAAATCAGCTAAGAATGTCGTTACTGCGACATCGGCTTTTGGTATAAGATATTTAAGAGTTGGCTCTTATAAATTTAACGATGATTATCCCTATAAAGGTGATAAGCCAATTGAACAAAAAAGAATAGATTTCGCAGAAGATGCGTTTAATAGATTTAAGTAGGAATATAATATGGGATTTTTAAGTAAGGCTAAATTAGGAAAAGCGTTCACTGCTGTCAAGTCCAAAGCTGATAGTGTCGGATTTAAAAGTAATCTTACCGACGCCGCTACTAACTTAGCGAGTAAAGGTACTAGTGCTATTTCTGGTATTGCAGGCGCAGGTACAACTGTTGAAGGTATTAAGTCACTTACATCAGGATTATCAGGACAAGGCATTTCTACACTTACTGATAAGATACCTGGCCTTGATCTTATTACTCCAATCAGTGGTGGTGGAGATATAGAAAAAATAACTGGAACTGCCGCTAAATCAGGATTTAATTTTGCATTTTCTGGAGGCAGCGGTATTGGAGCAATTGCTGGAATGATGGGAGCAGCACAAGGGGTTCTAGGTGGTTTAGTATCAGGTGCTGGTCTTGGTGGATTAGCAGCACTCGCCGGACCTTTAGCTAAAATAAGTGGTGGGGCATTTAGTAAATTAAGCATTGTTTCTGAATTAAGTAAAAAGGTTGGTGATATTACTTCTGTCGCACAGTCTGCATTTACAGGACAATTAAATAAATTGACAAATGTTGGTATTGGTTTACCCGTAAAAGATTTAATTGAAAAAGCTACATCAAATATTAAAGGACCAATCACCTCAATTCTTTCTAATCAAAGTGCCTTAAAAAATTTAGAAGTAAGTAATTTAATAGGTCAAATTGATGGTGGAAAATTAACAGATGCCGCGGCATTTTTAAATACAAAAGTGAAAGATAATCTTTCTTTGGTAAATAGTCTTGAAGCTATTGGCGATAAATCAATTTCATCTTTAACTACGGAAGCGAAAGAGGCACTTGCCGAAAAATTTAGATTAAATCCCGGCTTAAAAGAAGAATATATTGAAAAAAATCTAGCCACTATTCCTACGGCAGTTGCTGATACCGTTACTGCTTCAGATGAAGCGACAAAAGCAATGGGCGAAGGTACAACTCCAATTGCAAAGTTAGGTGAGAATGATTCTAAATGGAATGGAGATAATACTGGAGATGATTATAATTTCAGTATTATTAATAGTTACGAAGAACTTGAAGCGGAATTTAGAGCACCAGATAGAGATATAACTGAGGTTATTGTTAATTGGACAGAAACTTTTTTCGATGAAGATCTTACAGTGAAAGAAATATATACTGAATTAGCTTCACGAAAAAATAATATGCATTTTCATTATTTAATATTACGTGATGGGTCAATTGGAAAATTAGCTCCTATCGGTGAAGTAACAAAACACACATCTTTTGGTGGATGGCGAGCTGAAAATAGTACGATTTCATTCTTTAAAAATGAGGATTCGCACAATAAACATAGTATAGGAGTAGCCTTTGTTGGTGGATTGTCGGTAGGTAAAGGCGATTACGAAGAGGTTAGAAATGATGCTATTCTTGGTAATATAGATTTTGATGAAGTTCCTAATTTAACTGATTATAGAGATGGAACGACTTATGTTGATTTACAAAATAACACATTTGATCAATTTATGAAAATATATTATACAGTGTTTCCAGGTGGACAAGCTTGGGCAGCAGACGATTTAACCGACAACACAGCTCCAGGATTTAGTGTATTAGATTATATTAAACAACGGTTTGATAAAGTAAATACTTTACTACCAACTGATGAAGCACTTCCTTCTAAAGAATTAAAAGCTAAAATGATTGAGAAGAAAAACAAGGAACTTAAGTAATGGCTAAGTCATACGAAAATTCTGGATTTACAGATCCTAATGGACAATATCCTAAACAAGATTATTGGTTGAAATCGAGTATAAATCGAGCTGATTACGGTGATATTTCTTTTGATCTAACTTATGGCGGCGGTGACGTAGGAATGAATTTAGATCTCGCGTATCAAACTCCGCCTCTTTATCCGAGTAACAATACAAAAGAAACTGCTTCTGGTCATGTAGTACAATACGATGACACGTTTGGTCGTGAACGAATATTGATTAGACACAGAACAGGTTCTGGTATTGAATTACGTCCTGACGGAACTGTGCTTATATCAAGTACGAATAAGCATATTATGACAGTAGCAAGTGATCAATCAATTATTGTTGAAGGCGATGCACGTATGATATACAACGGTAACGTTGATGTTGAAGTCATAGGTGATTATAACGTTAACGTTGGTGGTAATTGTACCACTACTGTTGCCGGTAATCTTGTTGAAAAAATTGGTGGAAGAAGAGATGCGAGTGTTGAATTGACGTCAACCCAAGAAGTAAAAGAAAATTATGAATTATCGATTCTTGGTAATAATACAACAACAACTCTTGGTGATGGGACATATCTCACAAAAGGTACAAGTAAACAACACATTGGTGGTAAAGGTGAATACTTTGTAAAAGATCGTCTTGATATTACATCTGAATCAATTACAAATATTTCTGCTCCTAATATTAATGTTGGAGCAAATGATATTAGTCTCTTTGGTACTACTGGTACGATAGGTGGTGATAATGTCATTATGTATACAAAAAATCTCTTTGCACAAAAGAGTGTACATGCCGAAACTATGAAGGCGTCAAAGAATATTACTGCTGTTGAAACGATGTATGCCAAATCGATAAAAGCTACTGAAAACATTGAAGCAATACAAACCATAACAGCCGAGAGTATGGAAGCCGATACTTTCCATGGTGATCTTGACGGTAAAGCTTCTACCGCAGCCCTAGCAGATAAAGCTACTGGGGCCACTACGGCTGGATCACTCGGCGCGGCCGGCACTGCAGGTTCTATTACAAATACCGCGGTCCAATCAGCTACTTTAGATACTACAGCTGTTGATAGCGATGAAACAGCTCTACCTACTGCGGGAATTATGACGGGCTATTTGAATACCTCTGATAAAGGTATTAAGAGAGTAAGTATCGATGAAGATAATGGATTAAGAAATAAAATTAATCTAGATGTTGAAACCGACCAAGTTATTACTTACCCGTTAAGCGCTGGTGAAGTAAGAGCAAGATTAAGAAATAAAAATAATCTTTCTGCTGGCGGTTTTATTGCTAAACAAATTGCCGATAAAGTTCTCGGTGATGATTATGCATTAACCGTACCACCTGCCGTTGGTAGAATTTCAGGTAAAAAAACTTCGGCTATTCGGGCTAAAGGAATTATTTCAACTAAAAACTCAGCTAATGGTAAATTTATTCCACTTGAGCCTAATAACGAATTAATACCTGATCCACAATATGTTATTACTGATTCAAGCATAATACTACCGAGCACAAGACTTTCGAGTAAAATTACTCTTGCTAAATTCTTGTCAGGTAGAGGTAATAAAGTTACAATGAATCATATGACTGATAATAGTCAAAAAGTAATAGCAGCAAGAAATTTACAACAACAGACTCTTGCTATTGAGGCGTTCAACAACAATCTCCAATTTATTAATTATAGACTTGTTGTTATAGAAGGATTATATAAAGCAGGACCAGGAGAAAGTCTTGACGAATTATCAACTCTTTCTACGACCGGTCAAACCGTGGTATATCAATTGATAAATGATAAAGGTAGATCTGATTTAGTTAAAACGTTTGAGTTGGCTGAATACTTTAAAAATTCATTAAGATATGATAAACTCATACTTGATTATGACAATTACAATGTCGATGGAAACTTATCTGCTCAAGTAGTGTTAGTTATGCCAAGTATTAGTGAAACATATGAAGCCAAGTATAAAAATGATATAGAAACGCGATATAATAATAATATTCAATCAAAATCAGATTTAGTTGAAATAAAGTTATAAATAGATAAAATAATAAGAGTGCAATAAAATGGTAAGCAAAGTATTTAGTATAGAAGATGGCAATCAACAAACCTCAAGTGTTGTTACTGCTCGTTCTCGGCTGTACAAAGATATAGATCTATCATTCGCAAAAGCTCCTAGTAATGACATCTACAAAAAGACAGACCTTGCTTCGGTCAAACAAGCCGTAAAAAACTTGTTGCTTACTAATAATTATGAGAAACCTTTTGCTCCAAGCTTCGGCGCTAATATAAGAGCTTTGCTTTTTGATTTAGCTGACGAAAACTTAGAGTCTAAAGCAAAAACTAAAATTCAACTAGCGATTGATCTATACGAACCTCGGGTTATAGTTAAATCAATCAAAGTAGATCCTGATCCCGACAGAAACGACGTTAGAATACAAGTCAATTTAAAAATTAAAAATTCAAGTTCTGAGTTTAACGTTAGCACTTCATTAAATAGGTTACGATAATGGCAACAAATATACAATCAACGAGATTAGATTTCAATAACATCAAAGCTAGACTGAAAACTTATTTAGTCTCAAAACCTGAGTTTACGGATTATGATTTCGAAGCTTCGGGTATTAATAATATTCTTGATGTATTGGCTTACAATACTCACTTTAATGGACTCACTGCTAACTTTGCATTAAACGAATCCTTTCTTAATACCTCTCAATTGAGATCAAGTGTAGTGTCACACGCCGAAACTCTTGGTTATACACCGAGATCGATATCGTCATCTGTCGCCTATACTACTTTGAGCTTAAATTTAAGTTCAGTAGCTAACAGGCCAAGTACAATTTCACTTCCAAGATATACTTCTTTTACTAGCACAGTTGCTGATGTAAGTTATACATTTAGAACAATTGCTAATCATACAGCAACCGATGACGGCACTGGAATATATAATTTTAAAACCGCGGAAGGTTCGACTTCTATTCCAATATATCAAGGAACAACTAAAACAAAAACATTCTTTGTTGGAGATACAACTGATCGTCAGCTGTATGTTATTCCCGACAATACAATTGATACTAAAACAATAGTTGTTAATGTATTTGATTCTTCAACTAGCTCTACGTTTGAGACGTATACTTTACTTGACACTGCGACTTCTGTTTCGGCCGAAACTATGTACTATTCCATTCACGAAGCTCCAAATACATTTTATGAAATTCATTTCTCAGACGGTATAACATTTGGTAAAGCCCCAATTGCTGGTAATAAAATTAGTGTTGAATATCTTTCAACGGTTGGTCCATTAGCAAATGGCGGTAGTACGTTTACTCCTGTTTCTACAGTAACAGTGAATTCAGTTGCTTATACATTAAATGTAACAACAGTAAGTAATTCGGCATCTGGCGCCGATAAGCAATCACTTGAAAGTATTAGACAAAATGCTCCAATATCATTTGCTACTCAACAAAGACTTGTAACAGCTGATGATTATAAAGCTCTCATTATTAAAAATTATAGTGTTGTTTCAGATGCGATTGCTTGGGGCGGACAAGATAATATTCCAGTCGATTACGGTAAAGTGTATGTTTCAATAAAATACGTAGATGATACCGCAGAAGCTACTAAGACCGCTACTCAAGAAAGTATTACCACCAACCTAGTAAATAAACTTGGAGTTATGTCGGTCACTGCAGAGTATGTTGAACCAATCACTACATTTATAACAACAAAAACTAGCTTTAGATATAATGCCGATGCAACAGGTTTTACTACTAATGCTCTTTCAGATAAAATACAAACCGTTATTAATACTTACTTTACTTCTAACCTTAAAGTGTTTGGTAAATCATTTAGAAGATCTAATCTATTATCATTAATTGATGATGTCGATCCAGGCGTTATGAATTCTAAAATAGATATAGAATTAAGTCAAAGAATTACTCCTATACTCGGTACGAGCCAATCTCATACCGTGGCTTTCCCTGTTAGCCTAGCGGGTGCGGATGATGTTAACCTAATTATTACTTCATCACAATTTAATTTTGATTCTGTGCTATGTAGTATTAAAAATAAATTAAATAGTACTACACTACAAGTTGTTGATAACGCCAATAATATCAAAGTTGATAATGTTGGATCTTTTGATGCTAGCACAGGTATTGTAAGCCTAGTAGGATTAACCGCAAACTCTATTCCAGGCGGCACATTTATTAAGATAAAAGCTGTACCCGCAAATCAAAGTACTATTACACCTTTAAGAAATTATGTATTAGATAACGATATATCTACTTCATTCGTATCAGGATTGGCCGAGTCATAAATGAAACAACGCACTGAAACATATTTTAATCGAAAAGCTATTGACTTTAGGACGAGTAAAGTCGAACAAGTTTTACCCGAATACTTTAAAGAAGATTATCCAAATCTAATTAAATTTCTTGAATATTATTATGATTTCATGGATAGTGATGGAACACACTCATTCAATTCTGACATAAGAGAATTGATGGTCGCAAAAGATATTGAGTTAACTTCATTATCTTTATTAGATAATATATTCAAAGAAGTTGGTTTAGGAACAAGTCAAGCTTACTTTACAAACCCTAGACAAGAGGCTGCGTTATTTGCCAAGTTCTTTAGAGTAAAAGGATCTTTATATTCTGCTGAAGGTTTCTTCCGATCTTTCTTTAATGAGCAACCAACAATATCATATCCTAAAAACGATATATTTAAAGTTGGTGAATCTGAAATTGGTCCAGAATCTATTAAGTTTTTAACTGACAATAAACTTTATCAAATATTTAGTATACTAATTAAAGCCGCAGCACCTGTTTCAAAATGGTCTGAATTATATAAACAATTCGCTCATCCAGCTGGTTGGTATTTCGAAGGTCAAGTGCAGCTTGAAGGTATTGGTGATTTAATAGAATCTGACGGTATGCCATTAGCCGGCATTATTGAAAATGTTCAAACTCTAGTATCTAGTGCGAGTACTACTAACGTTCCACTCACGAGTATGTCGGCTCTTTATGCTGATGCCGGCGATTCTGATTCAGTTGCTGAACGTTTAGACCTGAATGCAATCATTGATGTGTATGACCATGCAACAGTTACTCAATTACAAAGAACATTCTCGAATATCGAAGATGTTGCTGATCTACAATCTCGTACTATGGATGATTCAGATAGAAACATTGGATTGAGTGCTGATAGTGCATCTGCTCTTAGATTGTCAACCGATCTTGAGAAAATGGACAAAGATAATTATGATATCTAACCATAAAACTGTTATAAATAGATCTATATTAGAAAAAGGATTACTACTTAAATGGCACGATTAAATATAGGCGTAGGCTCAGCTGCCAATGACGGAACCGGTGATACATTACGTACTACCGGTACTAAAATCAATTCGAATTTTGTAGAGCTTTATAAACATTTAGGTGGCGATTCTGATGCTATAGTATCTAAAATTAGTTTCACAGAAAATACTATTGTACATGATTCTGCTTATAATACAGTTCTTGCTTTTGAAACAGCAAGTGCTGATCGTACTATTACATTTCCAAATGCGACAGACACAGTTGTAGGTAAAGCAACAACAGACACACTTACAAATAAAACATTAACAAGTGCTGTACTCACTACGCCACAAATTAATGATACAAGTGCTGATCACCAATACGTTGTTGCTGTATCTGAATTGGCTG